CTATTGTTCTTTTTTCGTTTTCTGTTAAATAATAATTATCTTTTGGTTTTAAAGAAATGAATATTTTACCAAAAACAGGTGGCACTTCTTCTTCTCCACCCCATACTGAAAGAGAGTCTATAATTGGAAAATTTTGTTTTATGTAAGTTTCATAATCTTTTACTGTAACTAAACGATTCTGAATTGAAAATTGATTAACAGAATTAAACTTTATTTCATCTACTGATTCTCTTTCTGCTCCGCCAGATGACTGACTGACTAATTCAATAACACCTTCACCATATTGTGACATAGGAACAAATCTTGAAATCTTGTTTGCTTCTTGGCCAGAAGTGGCCAAATAACTAACTGTTACGATGGAACCGTTCTTTAATTTTTTCCCTATTACATCATCGCCAAAATAAATTTGATAAAATTGATTTCTAAATTCTTGCAAGAAGAATATGGGTGACTCATCAGTAATGTCTGTTACATCTCTGACCAAATTAAAGTTTTCAGTAAATGTATTGCTTAATGATTCTTGAACTGTCACTTTTATTGTAGAGGTGTCAATGTTTCTATCGGGTAATGTAAACACGCTTTTTGGATTATTTTCTTGATTTTGTGTGAAACTATTTGTTACTATTGTTCCTTCATAAATTTCTAAATTATTAAAATAAAAAGCGTCTCCCGTTTTTGTGACTTCAACATCTTCAAGAACTGTAAAATTATAACTCTGACTATCCACTAGTTGTGATTTAAAAGAAAAACCTCTTGAAAGCGTGATCGATGTATTTTCTGTTACGCTATCAGGCACCACAAAATTAATTACCGCTTTTGATGCCTTTCTAGAATATGGAACATATCCTAATGTTTTTGCGTGTGAAACAACAGAATCTCTTAAAATTGCCGTATCCAAAAACGACTCATTTGCCACCATGTTGAGATAATATGCATTATAATGTGTATTGTATGCAAGAACGTCCAGAAGAATGCTTAATCCAGAACCATCGAAATCGTAGTCTTGAAACTCTTTCTGACTTCTTAAAAAGTTCTTTAAATTATTCTTGATTGTGTCAAAATCAAGTTGAGCGATTTCTAATTTATTATTATTCACTTATCTTACTCTCTCTAAGAAAAATGTTAGAATTACTGGTTCTGGACGATTAACTATGAAAAATTCAAGACGGACTTTAAATGCATTTTTATCTGGATCTGGTTCAACACTCAGTTTTTTAATGCTGGCTCTAGGTTCATAGTTTTTAATTACTTGATCAATTTCGTTTTCAAGGGCATTTGCAGTAATTAAATCAAGATTTTCAAACAACAATGCGCGAACATTTGAGCCTAACTCTGGTTGAAACAAACGCTCAAAGTTATTTGTCAGAATAAGGTTTTTTACGGAATTTATTATAGCCCTATCGCCAACATGCTTGTTTATGTCTTTTTTGACAGGATGAACCGTAAAATTCAAGTCTAAATCCTTGAATTCTTTATTGACCTGACCTAAGAGTTCTGTAGCCATATCGTTTATTTATATGAGTTTTGGATGTAATTGTTCTTATGGTGCATAATCTGGTCCTGGTGGAGTATAGTTTGGATACGGCGGAAGCAGTTCAATATCTGTATGACAATCAATTGGTACTGGATCGCATGGTAGATCAGTATTTGGAAGAGTGTAAAAACGAGCGAGTGACCATTCAAGCCAACCATTTGGTTCAGCAGGATCGTCCGTTTCAGAATCCACAATAAATGCATACTTTACTTGATATGTGTCAATAAATGCTTCTCTGGACTTGAAAAATTCGTCCGGATTGTCATATACAGAATAATTAGAATCTACGGATTCAAAGAAAATATCAGTATAATCAGAGTCACCATTACTAAAGGTGACACCCTCATCATAATTCCACATGGATACATTAATGAAATCAAAATATGATTTTTTGTCTTGTAAATACGATTCTCTAAAAATATATGAACCGAAAACATCTGGATCTATGCCTTTAATTGAGCCGATATTAGTTACAGTTTCAACTGCGACACCATCTACTATTATCTTTGTTGTTCCACCACTTTCGTCACCAATGTATGAAATACCAACAATAAAATCAGACTCTTGCAGATCATACATATCAGCATTTACTTTGAAGATGCCTGCTTGATATTTCTTTATATAAGATGTTCCTACAGTATTTTGAACTTCCACATAAGGTAATCTATTACCCTCAAATTCTATAAAACTATAATTCGAATATCCTTTTAATCTATTGTTACGCTCATGATTTAAAGAATACCAAAGTTCACAAATTATAGGTTTACCAAAATTTTTTGCTTCAAAATATGCTAAGTCGGTATAAGATGCAACGCCAGGATACACATGATGTCCTGGCTCAGGATTGACTAATCCATTCTGATCTCCGCCAACAACGCTATACCTATCTATTACTGTTGTATTTGCTAAAGTATATCCTCCACCGTTAAAACTAATATAAAGCAAATTGTTATCATATGAATCATAATAATAACGCAATAGATCACCAGCTAAATCAATTGAAGAGGGATTATAAATTAAGTTTGTATAAACATTTTCACCTTCCCAAGATGGCGCCCATCCCCCCAAATTAAGATTTAGAGAGACGCCATCTAAATCTGCATTATCATAAGCACTTGTATAATCATCCAAATTTTTTAAATACTGCAACCATGGAAAGTAATCTACTTGATATGGCTCACAAGTGCTGCCAGGAACAATTACTGTGCCAGTAGAATTTGCCACTACTGGACCAACAGTAGAATCAGTTCTTAATTGTAATTGAATAGTTTCTGTAATTTGAGGTTCTGTGTTTATTTTTACGGGTCTTTGTATTTTTGCTGAATTCAAACGAACTATGAAAGACCCACTATCGGTTGAATCGTCAAAATCATTTTGATCAGTTGTTCCAGAATTGGTCCAATACAATGTTGTTCCATCTGGTACATTAGTTGTTTTTACATTATAAGATACTGTGTCACCTCTATCTACAATTGCAACATTTGGTGATAGTTCATACTGTGGAGACTTACTTGTATCGTTAATACTAAAATATTTACTGGTTATTACAGGACCCGTTATAGAATTGGATCTTAAATATACATAAGAACTTTCAGTTCCTTCAGTCAATTGATCCATCTCTATCATCTTTGCAAACGCAGAAAAATTGGAATTAATAATCAAACTTCCACTATTTTCTGATTCCACAAAATCATTTGCTGTTAGATCACTTGTATAAGATAATGTCCAGTAAATTACATTACCGTCTGGTAAGTCTTGAGTGTCTACGGCAAAAATTGCATTTTCGCCTTCATCAAAAATAGCAGAATCGGTTCTTTCACCATTTTTTATAGCATAAAGATCATAATTGACAAGACTTTTTTTAATTCCTGATGTATGATATCCCCCACAAGAAACATCGACCCAATCAGATCCACCAAGAGTGGTTTGAACGGGACTCGATTTATCATAAGTATTACCTGCATATCCTTGCATTCCCTCGCCCAATCGATTTGAACCCCAAGTCCAGAGAGTTCCATCAGTTTTTATTGCGGCTGTATGTCCAAATATTGACCCCAAAACTGTCCCTGTTCCTAAAGAACAAGAAACTGCACTCCAATTTGCGCCGCCCGCAACCGTTTGTACAGGTGATGATCTATATGTTACAGTATTATCACCTAGTTGTCCATATAAATTATATCCCCAAGCCCAAAGTGTGCCGTCTGTTTTAATCGCCGCAGTATGATATTCACCACAAGAAACTTGTTTCCAGTTGGTTCCTAGTGTAACAACTTGTGTTGGGGAATATCTGGCTCCAGTACTACCAATTCCTAGTTGGCCTCTATTATTTTTGCCCCACAACCAAAGACGACCATCAGTCTTAATTGCTGCGGTGTGAGATTCTCCACACGAAACTTGTTTCCAATTAGAACCACCACTTATAGTTTGAACTGGAGACGATCTTTTTATAGTATTGTTGTCACCTAGTTGTCCATAATCACTTCGTCCCCATAACCAAAGAGTTCCATCAGTCTTTATGGCAGCGGTATGTCCACCACCAGACGATACAGTATCCCAATTGTTTCCTCCAGCAACCGTTTGAACTGGAGATGATTTGTAAATTACTGTATTGTCACCTAATTGTCCATTAAAGTTATTTCCCCATGTCCACAAACTTCTATCTACTTTTATGGCTGCGGTGTGATATCCTCCGCAAGAAATTGATTTCCATTTTCTTTCTGATCCAAAAACTTGTTTTGGTTCTAACTCTGAAGTTTGTAGTGTATCATTTTGTCCTAATTGTCCATCATCATTTCTACCCCACATCCAAAGACTTCCATCCGTTTTTATTCCTCCGCTATGATATGCCCCATTCGAAATTTTAAACCAATTTTTTCCATTACCACTTACCTGTGCAGTTTGAGCATTTATAACTGTTTTTGTGGTATATGGAAATGATGGTGAACCAGGTGGTAGTTTTGGAGATCCTGTCTGAAAATAATCATTAAATCCCCAAGTAATCAATCGACCAGATTGTGTATAATAAACATTGTTATCCAGTCCTTTTTCATAAGAATTTAATAATTGCTGTGATGATAATACACATCTATGAACTTTTAGTTGAGCAATACGACCTTTAAAGTAACCAAATTCACCATAATGTCCATTAATCGGTGTGACACTACCGGATTGATCATAAAAAGCCGAACCGCCGCCTATTATTTTTGTTTGAGCATAAAAAGTAGTTTTTAAACTTTTTAATCCGTCTTTAATATAGATACCATTAACATACAATTTTGGTGTTTTATCTTCAACAACAATCGCAACATGACTAAAGTTTGTATTTGATAATGAAAGTTCTGATGAAAGCAAACACGGAAAATGATTTAAACCGCTAAATTCATAAACAGAAACACCATTTGTACCAATTGATATTCCTATGTCAGAAGATGAATTTGAATTGCTAACTGCTGATGGATGAACTATGAATTTTTGTCCGCTTAAACCAGTAGTTCCACCGGTACTCTGTGGATCAATTTCTTGACTGAAATCTTCAGGAGAACACCAAATTTCATATGTAAAATTATTGGAAATTTTTGAACTATCTGAAAGAGTGTAGTTGTTTGCCACAAGCAAACGATCACTAACACCATCAAAATACATTGCTGGTACATTATTAGTAGTTACAAAATTGGGACCATCATACAGTATCGAAAAGCCGTCAAAATTACTTGCCGTTAAATCATACCATATGGACATTTAAAATTCCTGTTTCTTTAAAATAGTTGTTAATACTGATACGAACCAGGATATGAATTACTGTTATTTGCATCATAATATATCTGCAAACAAGATGTCACATTAACAACATTTGATGTTGCAACCACGTTTCCATTTGCTGATTCAGTTCTCAGTTCAAGACGTATTGTTTGATTGTTACTACTTTCTATGCTCGATAATACATCAAGTTTGGATTCATCAAATAGATACCTAATTACTAGTGCAGTATTGTCGATATAAACTTGTCCTGTATTAGACAGATCAGTAAATACATTTTTACTTGTTGTGCCAATATTCTTCCAATACAACAATGTTTGTTTCTTTGCGTTTCTAGCATTAATTGTAAATGTTACGCTTTCTCCATACTTCACAGAAGATTTATTTGCCTCAATTGTATATGTAACAGGAATGACTGGTTGTGTGTTTGGAGAAGGTGTGTCTGGCGGTTGAGTTGGATTTGGAACTTCAAATGGCGTATAACCTCTTTCCACTAACTTATCAGATGCAAGATAATTATTAATTAAAATATTCTCAACAAAACCCATTCTAGTGAATTGACCTAACTTATGATAATCATTTAGTATACATCTGGTATTTGAGTAAAAACCTTCATCATGCAATCGTCTTTCATCCATATACGATTGAATACTCCAAACAGTAGAGACTGATGTGTTTTCATCATTTGATGTAGATATTCCTATTGCAGAATTATACATCTGCTCCAATTCATCTTTAATTAAAATGCTTGTAAAACTACCAAGAATTGTAGATGTGTTTGCATAACCATCACCTTGGTAAATTAAATGTGTTACTGTTTTGCCAGCACTAATCGCAGATTCATAGTGTGGCAGATGTGCTGTATTTTCATTTGGTTGAACAAGACCACACAACCTATTCGTATGATCTAAAAATATCATAGTATTTGTGTATGCGGCATTTGCAGAATATGTCAGACTTACAAGATTCGATGAGTTTGCAGATTCTTTTACATCCAAAAAAGTATTTGCAATTAATTTAACTATGTTCTCGACTGGATTTACAATATATGAATTGACATTATTTGTAGCCAAATCCATAAATGCCCATCTTGGCAAAAGAGGCGGAACTACTTGTAATGCTTGAACTGTTCGATCTGAGTATTCATTAATGACATTTCCGGAAAAGTTATATCCAAGTCTTTGATGGATAGTTAATGTTGGTTCTGTTGAACAGATGAGAGGAAATGCTTCATTACCAGAATATCCAGAAGTGCCTGATATTCCAGAAGTTCCAGAAGTTCCAGAAGTTCCAGAGGTACCAGATGGTGGACAAATGTCTATTCCTGATCTGGTTGGTGGTGTAAAATCTTCTCCTATTGGATAACGAAGAAGATCAGTAAATCGAACTTCATCGAGATAACCATTAATCAGTCCTTTTCTATCGTCTGATTGACCAGCGTCACCACCGCCGCCGCCATAGTTACCAAGAATATTGAATAAGTCTAATGTTGACATTAACCTGAACTCCCGCCACCAGTATCAATAGTTCCAGTTCCAGAATTAATAAACTTGCCATTTAAATAAAAATACCATTCACCATTTGAGCGATGCATAAGTGTTATATGATTCCAACGATTTGTGCTAATGACAGCAAGTCCAGTTCCTTGTCCGGCATCACCGCTTCCTGAACCAGCACTTCCCATTTGTCCAAACCATGTACAATGCAACACTGGCGGTGACTGTGTATCAACATAAAAATACTGATTAAATCCTGGTGACATAAAGTATTCGTAATCTCCACTACCAACAGGACGATCACTTTTTACATAAAGATAAAATTCTAATGTCCAATCGCCAGAAAAATTTAAATCGGTGCTTGGTCCAAAAACCAAATGTGGGATTGTGCTAGTATCGTATTTGTATTTTCCAGAACCAGTTCTAAATTTTTTTTCTTCTGTCGTTATGACAACATTTTCAACCGTTTGCGGTATTTTATTTGTGGGTGACGAATCTTTAATAATTTTGCTTTCATTTGCACCATCAAAAACAACAAGCAATTTTACATTTGCAAAATATTCGTCACAAAGGTTTGTTAAAACTTGATTTTCTGGCATGATGTATTTTATATCATTGGGTTAATTGGTGGCGAAGCGCCTTTGTTGGTATGAAAGTGTGTGCTATATATTTTGGTATTAACTGTGTCTGTCATAAGAATGGCTGTCATTACACCAAAAGCACCAATAGGAGCATTTACAGTTGAAATTGCTCTTACATCACCTGGTATAGCAATAGGCAATCCTACAGCAACACCTCCGGATAATGTAACAAATCCTAAAAATCCAGCAGTCATTCCAAATAAAGCATCTACAGTTGTTTTGGAATAAAGCATATCGGCATTTAGTGTTCCTGCAACCATTACTGAACTTGTTATATAGACATCTTCGTTTGATGATATTCTTACAGCGCCATCACCTGGAGCAAAAGTACCGCCCGCTGCAATTTGAACATCACCTTCGGATAAAAATGATGCGTCTTTTTTACCAAGAAGAGATAATTTTCCACCAACAACTAAATTATAATCGCCACTAACTCTTTCTGTTTTATCACCCATAATATTTACATCAGCATCACCTTCAATCGTAACAGAGCAACTTCCTTTAATAACTACTTTTTTGTCCTTAATAACAATTTCATAACCATTACCATAAACTTTGTGTGTTTCATTACCATCTGGATCCATTTCAATAAAAGTACCACTACGGTGCTGTAATCTAACTCTTTCGCGTTTTGGTGTATCGTCAAACTCAAGCGAATGACCAGACTCTGTGAGTGTTGTATTATTGTATGGATATTTTGGTGGTTTTTCTTTTGTTGCTTTAGATTCTGGCTGCAAAAAGCCAGAACCTAATTTTGACAAACTTAAATTGTCACATACGGAACTAATTCCATTTGCAACTGCGGTTCTCGCGTTTGCTGAAGCACCTTTCCAGTAATCAATTTCCTCATCCATTTTATGGTCCTGTCAATGGTGAATTAGGAGAAAAAGAATTCATTGAAGTTCTTTCAGCAATTTCATCTAATGTCGCAAACTGTTGAGTTATTGTTTCATAAGTTTGATTTGCAGAGTTAATTGTATTTGCATTTGTATTTGTTATGACTTCAAGAAGTTTACCACCACCAGGTAGTGGTGCCGCGGCGCTTAAACTTTTGTCATTTGCATTTTGAAATTTATTTGTAATATCTTCTAACTTAGAAAATGCTACTGTTACACCAGCGATAACAGAATCGACATTATCACCCAACTCCCCTTTTATAAACTCTTTCAAATCTGACAAACCGTTCTTCAATGCTCCAGTAATTTTTGCAATACAGTCCGCAACAAATTTTCTAAACTTTTCTGGTAAACTTGTGATAAAGTTTATTATC